CTTTAGGTGGTGCTGGTGATTTTAGTGGTTCTTTTGAAGGAGATGGTAGTGGATTAACAGGTGTAGCAAGTGATTTTAACTTTGATGGTGATACAGGTGCTACAACAATTAATTTAACTACTGAAACAGCTTCATTTAATGGTACAACTGGTGAAATTGAAACTACTGTAACAGCCAATACATTAACAATTGGTTTACCAGATAATGTAACAATTGCTAATGATTTAACAGTTACCAATAACGCAACAATTGCTGGTGATTTAGTAGTAGATGGATCAATAGTTAGTGCCTCTAGTTTGGCAGTTGAAGATCAATTTATTATATTGGCATCAGGTTCAAACGGTGCGATTGATGGTGGTATTATCGTTAATCAAATTGATGATGATCCAGATGGTAAAGGTGTCGCGTTTGCTTATGATTCAAGTGCAAACAGATGGGCATTAGAAACTGGATTAAACGATACAGCTTCAGTAATTACACCAGATGCATTTATGGGAGTTATCCAAGAAAGTGCAGGAGCTCCAGCATCAGACCCAACATATGGTGGAACATCTGGTAAAGGTACAATATTTGTAGATACCTCAAACGATGAAGCGTACATATACGTGTAAAAAATGTTTAAAAAAGTTATGGGTTTAATTGATAAATTAAAAAATAGAGAAGCTGCCCAAAAGGCAGCTTCATCTAATAAAACTAAACGTAAAGTGAAAACTTCAAATGAGGATTTATCTTTAAATGAGGAAGAAACTAAAATTCTTTTACATTTAATTAAAAATTCAAATTTTAAAGGAGATAGTGTAGAATTAGTATATAATCTTACTTTAAAACTACAAAAAGTTTTAAATATTTTATCTTAATTTTTATATATTTATATTAGAGTATTATTGGCCTGAAAAGGAAGTGGGCTCATTGAGTAACCAACCGTAATAACGAATATATGCCAAACTGGAAAAAAATTATCGTCAGTGGATCTGACGCATCTTTATCGTCTGCTTATATAGAGGGCAATCTTACTGCTTCTGCCGCTTATCTTACATCGGCTTCCATAGGACATTTAGAAACAATATATGAAACTGCTTCAGTAATTTACTCAAGTGGTTCAACTAAATTTGGTGATACTTTAGATGATACTCATGAAATAACAGGTTCATTATTAGTAAGTAGTAGTATTACTTCTATTTCAGCTTCTATTGATAACTTAGAAGTATATGATAAACTTGAATTAGGAGGAGCTGGTTCTCAATTTTTCGCCTATAACGAAGATACCATAAAAGTTAAATTTGCCAATTGGTACTCATCTAATGATAGACAGTATGGAATGGGTCAACTTTGGTTTGAGACATGGTTTGCTGCTATAGATAATCAGGCATCAAGAGATAATAGAAGAATTGGATTTTACTTAGAAGAACCCGATGCAGGCTCTACTGATTCCGGTACTCCTGGGCAACATCCTTCAAACGCAAGATTTTATATAGATATAGAAGGAGCATATTTAAGTGGTTCTTTAAATGTAGAACAATCTATAACAGGATCAGAAATCTCAGCTAGTTTAATAGGTACAGCATCTTTTGCTGATAGTGCTACTACAGCATCACATGCTTTAAATGTACCTGATACAGCTTCACACGCTTTAACAGCAGTAACAGCATCACACACCGCAGGTACTGCCTCAATTGCAAATAATGCAACTACATCATCATACTCATTAACTGGTGACGGTACATTTAGTGGTTCATTTAGTGGTTCATTTCAAGGAGATGGTAGTGGATTAACAGGAGTATCTGTAACACCAACCCCTGGATATAGTAATGAAATTTCTTTATCTAGTGATTATACTACTAATATTAATACCTATAATTCACTTTATGGTCCTTTAACAATTGGAGCTGGTACTACTGTTACAGTAAGTGCAGGATCATTTTTAAAAGTAGAAGATTTTTAATAAAGAATAAATATTTATATACATGAGTACATTAAAAGTAGGATCAATACAACCAAATTCCGGAACTAAAGTAAATATTACTGGTAGTACTTTACTTATAACAACAGCAAGTGGACATTTTAGTGGATCATATTCTGGAGATGGTTCAGGATTAGAAGGTGTAGATGGTTTACCATACACAGGATCAGGACAAATTTCAGGATCATTACTTGTAACTGGAAGTGGAGATTTAGCATTAAGAGTTAGTGGAAGTACAGCCCTAACAGGTAGTTTATTTGTAAGCGGTACAGTAAGTGGTTCTTTTGAAGGTGATGGTTCTTCTTTAACAGGAATTATTTTTACCTCAGAAGTTTTATCATCCGCATCATTTACATCTCAAACTTCATATACAGCATCCCATACTTTTAATTCAAAAGAATTAACAATAGATGTATATGATAATAATGATAATATTGTAATACCTAGTAATATTAGATTATTAACTAATACTTCTGTAGGTTTAGATTTCGCAACTGCTACTACTGGTAAAGTAGTATTAACTAAAGGGGGACACATAGTAAGTGGATCTATGGAAACTGCTTCATTTGCTTCAAGTGGTGATGGTGTATTTAGTGGATCTTTTAGTGGTTCCCTAATTCAAGGTACATCTGGTTCATTTAGTGATTTAACAACAACTGTAATAACAGAAACTTCAGCAGAACGTTTTAAAACAAATATACAAAGTTTAGAAACACAAATAGATAAAATAGATTCTCTTAATCCTGTAACTTTTGAATGGATTAACAATGGTAATGAAGATATAGGTTTAATAGCTGAACAAGTAAATGAAATATACCCCGAATTTATAGGTAAAAACCCAAATGGAGAAATACAAGGTATAAAATATAGTAAATTAACAGCTGTATTAATAAAAAGTATACAAGAGTTAAATGAAAAAAACAATAATCTTCAAGAAAGAATAAAAATTTTAGAAGATAATGTAATTAGTTAATATTTATATTAAACATAAAATTAAAATAAAAATAATATGAGAATAGATGATCCTAACGTTCAAGGTAATTTAACACTTGCTGCTGGTTCTACTGCTAATCTTACAGGCTCCTTTAGTGGATCAATAGAAGGTAATTCAATAGTATCTGGTTCAGTTAGTGGATCACTTCAAGGAAATGGAGAGAGTGTAACCAATGTAGTTACTTCTCAATCTATTAATAATAACAATTCAAGTGGAAGTGTGGCTTTTTGGCAAGGTTCCTTAGCTGAATATAATATTATTTCGGCATCTGCTGATAATAATACAGTTTACTTTGTAGTAGAATAATATTTAAAAAATTATGCCAATATATAGAGGAAATACAGAATTAAGTACAGTATTTAGAGGAAACACTGAACTAAATAAAATTTTTAGAGGAAACACTGAAGTCTTTGATGGTATTACATTTGTTGATGCGGACTTTTTACTTGTAGCTGGAGGTGGAGGAGGTGGCCGTAATGGTGGTGCCTCGGGTGAAGGTGGGGCTGGTGCTGGAGGTATAAGAACTTCTTATGGTAGCTGTTCTGGTGGAGGATGTGGTGCTGAAAGTAATTTTACATTTAATAAAGGTGTAACTTATACATTTACAGTAGGAGCTGGAGGAGGATATTGTAGAGAAGGAAATAAATCTTGTATAGAAGGTTCAGACATAACTACTGTTGAAACTTTTGGAGGTGGTAGAGGTTCTTCTGGTGATCCATCAACTAATTATAGAAACTTTCCTGGTGGTTCAGGTGGTGGTGCTGGTGGTATTGGACCAGCAGTTGCTGATGGTTGTCCTGGTTGTGTAGGTGAAGGATTTGCTGGTGGTAATAAAGTAGGACCATTTTCTTCAGCAGGAGGTGGTGGAGGTGGAGGATCCGAGACAGGAGGAAGTGCTGCTCCCCAATCACAGGCAGGTGATGGTGGTGATGGACTATGTGTAAGTATTGAAGGAACTAGTATAGCATATGCTGGTGGTGGTGGAGGTAGTGCTACAGGACCAGCTTCATGTGGTTGGCCTAATTATGGTAACGGTGGTGCTGGTGGTGGAGGCCGTGGTGCCTCACAAGAATCTGGCAAAACGTGTGCTTGTAGTGGAGAAGCAAACAAAGGAGGTGGAGGAGGTGGAATGGGAGCAAATGGTCCTAACCCTGGACAGGGAGGTTCAGGTGTTGTAATAATAAGAATACCTACTGCTAAGTACAGTGGTACAACATCAGGCTCACCTACTGTAACTACCGATGGAAGTGATACAATATTAAAATATACTGGTACTGGAACATATACTCATTAATTATGGCACATTTCGCAGAAATAGATGAAAATAACATAGTAACAAGAGTTCTTGTAGTTAATAATGATATCTTATTAGACGAGAATGATAATGAAATAGAACAAAAAGGTATTGAATTTTTACAATCAATATATAGTGGCTCAAATTGGGTTCAAGGTTCTTATAACGGAAATTTTAGAAAATACTTTCCTGAAATAGATTATATTTGGGATGCTGATAATGATGTATTTTATGGGCCACAATTACATAATTCATGGACTCTTAATACAGGTTCATTTTTATGGGAGGCTCCAATAGATATGCCAACAGGAGATGCGACTGGGTCTTATACAGGATCTTATCAATGGGATGAAGACATTTATGATGCTGATACTAATGATCCTAAAATTCTAGGATGGGTAACTTCTTCAATATCTTAATTATCTTCTTCATATATATTAATATTTATTGTTGAATAACTCCTTAATAATAAAAAATAGAAAAAAATTTATAACAAATGAAAATATATAGCCCTACTATAGCAAATAGTTTACAGATGGAAAATGTAGATGTTGCAGATGCAATATATACAGGATCATTTACAGGATCTTTTACTGGAGATGGTGCTAACTTAACAGGTATCTCTAGCTATACAGTTGGTAATTCATCAGATAATAGAGTAATTACTTCAGTAGATGCTTCTAATGGTAATGCCGAAGCTAACTTTACATTTGATGGAACTACGGCATATATTAATGGTGCCTTAGGTGTAGGTACTGATACTCCAACTACTACAGGTTTAATTAGAGCAACTAATGATGTTGTTGCTTTTTATTCATCTGATGAAAGATTAAAAGATAATATTACCCCAATTGAAGATGCTTTAAATAAAGTAGAAACATTAGGAGGATATGAGTTTGATTGGAATAATAATCAAGATGTTTATGAAGGACACGATATAGGAGTTATTGCTCAAGAAGTTGAAAAAATACTTCCTGAAATAGTTGAAACAAGAGACAATGGGTATAAAGCAGTTAAATATGAAAAATTAACAGCTGTATTAATTCAAGCAGTAAAAGAATTATCTGCTAAGGTTAAAGAATTAGAAAATAAATAAAAATATTACAAAATTATGACAGTACCATCTTCTGGAGAATTAGCATTAAGAGGTAACTTAGGAATAGAAACTAACGTTACAGGAAGTAATGTATCCTTAGGAAATATATCTCGTTGTGTTGGAATAGCTACTCCTGATAAAATGACTGATCTTTATGGATTAGAAATGCCTACTTCATCTTTATGTGTTTGCTACCTTGTAATTGCTGGTGGTGGAGGACGATCAGGACTTTATTCCGGTGGAGGAGGAGCAGGTGGATATAGAAACTCTTACCCAGGATATTGCTCAGGAGCTAATACTTCTCCTGAAACACCAAATAATATAGCAGCAGCAGGAATTGTAACCTCTAGTGCTTATACAGTTACTGTAGGTGCTGGTGGATCTGGTGGTCAAGGAAGTAATTCTGTTTGGTCTACAATCACTAGTAATGGTGGTGGTTTAGGACCTGGTGAAGTTCAATATGGTTGTCCTGGTGGTTCTGGAGGAGGTGGAAATGGAGCAGGTAATAGAACTGGAGGTGCTGCATGTTCTGGACAAGGAAGTAGTGGAGGACAAGGATGTAATCCTGGACCTAACCAAGCTGGTGGAGGTGGAGGTGGAGGTGCTAGATGCGCTGGTTGTAATGCTCAAGGAACTTGTTATGCTGGTAATGGTGGTGATGGATATTGTAACCCTATTACAGGAACAAATGTAGCCCGTGGTGGTGGGGGTGGTGGAAAATGGCAAGCTACTGGTAATCGAAATGGATCAGGTGGACTTGGTGGAGGTGGAAGTTGTGCTGCTGGTTCACCTAACACAGGTGGTGGTTCAGGAGGTGGAACTGGTGGTTCTGGTATAGTTATATTAAGATATAAGAAAAACTGGACAATAATTTCTGGTAGTGGATTAACTTCAACTACTAATATTGTAGGAGATGATAAAGTAACTCAATTTACAGCTGGAACAGATAGTATAAGTTTTGGTAATAATATTGCTTAAAAATAATTAAATATGGGTCATTACGCATTTTTAGACGAAAATAATACAGTAATAGAAGTTATAACTGGAAGAGATGAAAACTCTGACGGTATTGATTGGGAACAATATTACGAAAATTTTAGAAAAAAAACATGTAAAAGAACATCTTATAACACTTATGGTGGAGAACATTCTAATGGTGAAACTCCTTTTAGAAAAAACTACGCAGGAATAGGTTTTACATATGATGAAGAAAAAGACGCATTTATTCCTCCTCAACCTGCTAATAGTTGGACATTAGTAGAAGAAACATGTTTATGGGAATCACCTATACCTTATCCTAGTGGAAGTGAAGGAGGACCTTTTATATGGGATGAAGATATTTATGATGCTGATACTAATGATCCTAAAATTTTAGGATGGGTAACAATGTCTTTAGAATAAAATAAATTAAAAATATTAAAGAAAGAGAACATTTGTTCTCTTTTTTTATTCTCGTATATACTTTAAATATTTATATTAAATAAAACGTTATGGCAATACAACAAACAAAGGTAACTGAGGAAGAGTTAAAGGAATTAGAAAACTTCCAACAAAATATTAGTGTTATAACCTATCAATTAGGACAATTAACATTAAGAAAATTAAATATTAACGAAGAAGAAGATGTTTTAAAAACAAGATATAAACAACTTCTTTTAGAAGAAAAAGAAATAGGAGATAAATTAAAAGAAAAATATGGTAATGCACAAATTGATTTAAAAACAGGTGCGATAACTAATAATGAATAATATTTTTAAATCTTCCCTATATATTTATTATTGATAAAATAAATTATTACAATGGCTGAAACATTATTATCCCCAGGAGTATTAACACGTGAAAACGATCAATCACTTGTTACTCAAGGACCTGTAGTAGCAGGACTAGCATTGCTAGGACCTACAGTAAAAGGTCCAGTAAATGTCCCAACAGTAGTTACTTCATATAGTGATTATATAAATAGATTTGGTGGATCATTTACAAGCGCAAGTATAAAATATGAATATCTAACTAACATTTCAGTTAATAATTACTTCCAACAAGGAGGTGAGACTGCAATCGTTACTAGAATTGTTTCAGGTGGATTTGCACCTGCAAGCACAGACGTAAGAGCAATTATGCACGCTGATTCTGCATCATTTACATTAGAAACCTTATCAGAAGGTGATATAATGAATAACTCAGGTAGTGTATCTACAAGTGGTTCATTAGTAAGTGGTTCAACAGAAAATGTAAGGTATGAAATTGCAAATGTTGATTCAGGAAGTGGTACATTTAACCTATTAATTAGAAGAGGAGATGATACTACAAATAGGAAAACAATATTAGAATCTTGGACAGATTTATCATTAGATCCAAATTCACAAAATTATATTGAAGTAGTAATTGGTAATCAGAAAAAGAATTTTGATACTGATGGAGACAATAATAGATTTATACAAACTACAGGATCTTACGTTAATAACAGCCGTTACGTAAGAGTATCTTCAGTAGGTTTACCAACATTAAATTATTTAGATAATGATGGTAATTTTAAATCAGAATATACTTCATCATTACCTCAAATAGGTAGTGGTTCAAATGAAGGAGCAATGACGGGTGGTACAGGTAATGTATATGGATCAGGTGCTAATGGAAATACAAGATTAAAAATGTATGATGAAATAGATGTTTCTTCAATCCAAGGATTAGAAGGAGCTTATTATACAGCATCTTTAAATCTATTACAAAATACTGACGAATATGATTTTGAAATACTAGCTATACCAGGTGTAACAATCCAAAATGGATCAGCCGCTACAAATGCAGCAATTGATTGTGTTACACAAAGAGGTGATGCTATTGCAGTAATTGATACAAGAGATTATGGTTCAACACTAAACCAAGTAGTAACTAATGCATCATCAGTTGATTCAAGTTATACTGCTACTTATTGGCCTTGGGTTCAAGTATTAGGAACTGAAACTGGTAAACTAGTTTGGGCACCAGCTTCAACAGTAATACCAGGAGTTTACGCTACAAACGATAGAATAGGCGCTGAATGGTTCGCTCCAGCAGGGTTTAATAGAGGTGGTGTAGGTGGTGTAATTACAACAGAAAGAAAATTATCTCCAGCAGATAGAGATAAATTATATTTAGGAAAAGTTAATCCAATCGCTCAATTCCCAGGAAATGGGACAGTAGTATTTGGTCAGAAAACATTACAAACGGCAGCCACTGCTTTAGATAGAGTAAATGTTAGAAGATTATTAATAGAACTTAAAAGAGTAATTGGTAACATTGGAAATACATTATTATTTGAACAAAATACAGCAGCAACTAGAAATAGATTTGTAAATCAAGTAAACCCATACTTAGAATCAATACAACAAAGACAAGGATTGTATGCTTATAGAGTAGTAATGGATGACACAAATAATACAGCTGAAGTGATTGATAGAAATCAAATGGTAGGACAAATATTTATCCAACCAACTAAAACAGCTGAATATATAGTATTAGACTTTAATGTAACGCCAACGGGAGTTGAATTCTAAAAACTTAAAAAGGCAATATTTATAATAAACAATAGAAAATGGCAGTATTAGACCCTAACGAAATAATGTTCACCGCCTTTGAACCAAAAGTTCAAAATAGATTTATACTATACGTAGACGGTGTTCCAGCATATTTAATTAAAAATGCTACAGCACCTGGATTTGAAGCAGGTGAAATCATTCTTGATCACATGAATGTGTATAGAAAAGTGAAAGGAAAAGTCAGATGGAATGATATGACTTTAGGTCTATATGATCCAGTAACTCCATCAGGAGCTCAAGCTATAATGGAATGGGCTAGATTAGCACACGAGAGTGTAACTGGTAGAGATGGATATTCAGATTTCTATAAAAAAGATTTAACATTAGATATATTAGGTCCAGTAGGAGACGTAGTAAGCGAATGGGTTATCAAAGGAGCTTACGTTAAAACTGCTACATTTGGTGAATATGATTGGTCAGCTGACGCAGCTGTCAACTTAGATATCACTATTGCAATGGATTATTGTATATTAAACTTTTAATTACCCAACCCTCCATACCTTTGAGAATGGTGCCTTTTTTGGCACCATTTTCTTTTTTTATATATTTATATCCGTAAAAAAATAAGTTATTAAGTATGGAAGAAAAAGTTACAGAACCAAAATTTAAATTCCCAACCGAAATTGTTGAATTACCATCTAAAGGATTAATCTATCCTAAGGATAACCCATTATCGTCAGGTAAATTGGAAATGAAATATATGACTGCCAAAGAAGAAGATATTTTAACTAACCAAAACTATATTCAAAAAGGTATAGTATTAGATAAATTACTAGAATCATTAATAGTATCTAAAATAAACTATAATGATATTGTTATAGGTGATAAAAATGCTTTATTAGTAGCATCCCGTGTATTAGGTTATGGTAAAGATTATACTTTTAAAGCTTTTAATTCAGATACAAATGAAATTGATGATTTTACAGTAGATTTAACTACATTAGAAGATAAAAATTTAGATTCTAAAGATTTAAAAGAAGAAGGTGTAAATGAGTTTAATTTTACTTTACCTTTTTCTAAAAATGAAGTAACTTTTAAAATTCTTACACATGGAGATGAAAAAAATATACAAAAAGAATTAGAAGGCTTAAAAAAAATAAATAAAGAATTAGTTCCTGAAAATACAACTCGATTTAAATACACAATTACCTCAGTAGATGGGGACAGAGAAAAGAAAACAATTAGAGAATTTGTAGATAATTATTTATTAGCTAAAGATGCACAACCTTTACGTGAAGAAATTAAAAGAGTATCACCCGATGTTAATTTAACATATGGGAACGATGGGAAGGAGGTGCAAATACCCATTGGGGTTAACTTTTTTTGGCCTGACAGCAGAATATAGATCAAGTTTATTTTCTCAAATACATGAAATAGTATTCCATGGTCAAGGTGGATATGATTGGCACACTTTATATAATATGCCTATTTGGCTTCGAAATTTTACTTATAAAAAATTAGAAGAATATTATAAAAAACAAGAAGAAGCCCAAAATAAAGCAAATAATCAACTTAAAAATACTAAAGAAATACAACGACCAAACATTAATCCTTCTAACGTTTATAATGCATCAATGCCTACTAAAAAGTAGGCATTTTTTATATTTATATATGAATAATCTTTATATATTACATGGAAGAAGAACTATTTAGAGAACAAGAATTAAATAGACTAGCCAGAGAAAGGGTAGGTATTAATCAGGAGGTAGCAGATCGCCTTACTGAAACGAATAATGTCTTATTAGAACAGCTTAAAAATTTAAAATTTGAAGCACAACAACGTAGAGATATTAGTGCTTCAGTTAGAGATATAGGTAGAATAACTAAAAGAAACCTATCATTAAATCTTCAAGATTTAGCTGATAAAAAAAAGGTTGCGCAAATTTCTAGTGATATAAATAAATTAATATCTCAAAGAACTTTTTTATTAGGTAAAGCTGCAGAATTTGGAGCTATGGAAGGTGAATTACAACAAGAAATATCACAAGAGATAACAGCACAAATTACAGAAACTAAAGCATTACAAAGTGAATTAAAAGAAATAAATGAAATTGCACAATCAATATCTAATAATTTATCAGTTCAACAATTTCAAGGACTTGCTAATTTTATTAAAAGTATACCTGGATTAAGAACATTTGCTATTCCTTTTGAAGAAGCATCTGATGCAATTATTCAAGCAGGTGTTGCAGCAGAAAAACAAAAAAGAGAAATATTTGAATTAGCTAAAGTAAATAAAGGTTTAACTAAAGAAAGACTTAAAGAATTAGGGATATATGAGTTACTAAATAAACAACATGGCAAATTCGCTTTTGATTTACTTCAAGAAGAAGAAACTATTAAAAAAATCAATAAAAAATTCGGTGCTGGTGTTGCTGTACAAAAAGAATCTTTAAATATACTTAATAAAATAGGTAAAGGAGCTGTAGGTACAGTTTTACTAAAAAGTGTATTAGCTGTAGATCAGGCTCAAACAGATTTTAATCGTGAATTAGGTAGATCTATACGTGGAATTGATACTGTAAATAGAGGTATGACATCTACAGTTGATTATATTAGAACAGCTACTTCTTTAACTCAACAATTTGGATTTGCTGCTGATGCTATCTTTGATCAAGAAACTTTAGCTACAGCAACAGAAATGGTATCCTTAATGGGACTGACAGTTGAAGAAGCAGGAAGATTTGCTTTGTTTTCTCAAACAGCAGGAACTGTTGCAAATGATAACTTAAATACAATTATTGCTCAAGTAGGAGAAATAAATGTAGCTAATAAATCTGTTGTAACTCAAAGAAGAATACTTGAAGATATAGGTAATACTTCATCTGCTATAGCATTAACTTTTCAAGGTAATACAGTTGAATTAGCAAGAGCATCTCAACAGGCAAGAATATTAGGTATTACTTTACAACAAGTAGATAATATAGCAGCAGGATTATTAGATATTGAATCTTCTATAGCATCAGAATTTGAAGCAGAAGTTATTTCAGGTAAACAATTAAATTTAGAAAGAGCAAGATTCTTTGCATTAACTAATGATTTAGAGGGTTTAACTAAAGAATTAGCTTCAAATCAAGAAGCTATAACTTCCTTTGCTAATGGAACTAGAATTGAACAAGAAGCAATTGCAGGTGCATTAGGAATGAGCCGTGATGAAATGGCTGATATGATATTTCAACAAAGAGCACAACTTAATATTACTGATGAGCAAGCCGCAGCAACTTTAGGATTAAATCAATTAGATTTACAAAGACTATCAGCACAAGAAAGTATATCTAAATCTATAGAAAAAATAGGTTCAATATTAGCAATAGGAGTAGCCCCTATTTTAAAACTTGTAGCTGATTATTCTGGTATAATAGCAACAGCTTTTGGAGTTTTAGCTGGTTATAGTTTAATTAGATTAGTTAAACAAATGTATGAACTAGGTAGGGCAGCTTTATTATTTTCTGCAGCTAATCCACTTACAGCTCTTGCAACTATCGCTTCAATGACAGCTCTAGCTGCAGCATCAAATTATTTATTTAGACCACAACAAGTGGGTGATGCAATTATCCCAGCAGGTAAAGGACCTATTATATCAACTAGAGAAGGTGGATTAATACAAGGAACAGCAAATGATGATGTTGTAATGGCACCTGGTATAGCTAGAGGAGGAAGAAATGCTGGATTATCACAAGCTGATGTAGCAGCTATAGCAAAAGCAGTAAGAGACGGAGCATCACAAGCACAAATTAACTTAGATGGTGGTAGGGTATCAAATAGATTACAACCATCATTAGCAGTTAATACAAGAAAATATTCAATATAAAATATTTATAATAAATAAAATAAT